CAAAAAACGAGACGAGGGTTATTGGTTTTTTAATAACGGTAATCCTACTTATATTACTGGTACTCATTACATGTACTTGCAATGGTCAAAGATTGATGTTGGAGCACCGATTATAGAGAAGCGAATAGACTCTTCTTTATATTCTGGGAAGCTTGTAAAGCAGATACCAGGTGTTATGGAATGTGCTACCTTAAAAACAGACGGTCTGGTTTCTCCTTTATGTCATCAGCAGAACTTGTTAATCAAGCAACGATCTCAAGCGATGCAAGATTTGGTATTCTCTCAAAAACTGGATCTGATGCTAAGAAAATGTTCACAGATAAAGTTGTCCCCATATCCGTTAACTATCCGTTTTTCTTCAAACCGATCCAAGATGGTATGGATCGTCCTAAAACCGAACTGGCATACAGAGTTCCAGCATCTAAACTTACACGTAGAAAGTTGGAAACGAATGAACAGCTTAGAGAGCTTGAAGGATTAGACACTACAATAGATTGGAAAAACACGGGAGACAACTCTTACGATGGTGAGAAACTAAAAATATTAGCCCATGATGAAAGTGGTAAGTGGGAAAGACCTGATAATATATTAAATAACTGGAGAGTTACCAAAACTACACTAAGACTAGGATCTAGAATCGTAGGGAAATGTATGATGGGCTCAACTTCAAATGCGTTAGATAAAGGTGGAAACAACTTCAAAAAACTCTATAACAATTCAGACGTTACAAAAAGAAATAGAAACGGACAAACAAGTTCTGGACTCTATTCTTTATTCATCCCTATGGAATGGAATTACGAAGGATTCATGGATACTTTTGGATCACCTGTATTTCTTACGCCAAAAAATAAAACAGTCGGAGTTGACAATGTCGAGATTAAAATCGGAGTAATTGAACATTGGGATAATGAAGTAGAAGGATTAAAACATGATGCAGATAGTTTAAATGAGTATTACCGCCAATTTCCAAGAACAGAACAACACGCTTTTAGAGATGAAACTAAGAATAGTTTATTTAACTTAACAAGAATATATAGTCAAATAGATTATAATGATGAATTAAATAATTCAGCTTCTATAACTCAAGGTAGTTTTATATGGGAAAATGGGATAAAAGACACTCTAGTTAAATTTATACCTAATTCCACTGGTAGATTTTTTGTTTCATGGGTTCCACCTAAATCATTACAAAATAGTGTGATACTAAATAACGGAGTGAAGTATCCTGGAAACGAGCATGTTGGAGCTTTTGGATGTGATAGTTATGATATATCAGGGACGGTCGATGGTAAAGGATCTAATGGAGCACTTCATGGTTTAACTAAGTTCTCAATGGAAAATGCCCCACCTAGTGAATTCTTTTTAGAATATGTAGCAAGACCACAAACTGCCGAAATGTTTTTTGAAGATGTTTTAATGGCTTTACATTTTTATGGAATGCCTATACTTTGTGAAAATAATAAACCTAGATTGTTGTATTATCTGAAACGTAGAGGCTACAGAGGTTTTAGTATGAATCGCCCAGATAAAATATGGAACAAATTATCTACAACTGAAAAAGAAATTGGTGGCATACCTAACTCCAGTGAAGATATTAAACAAGCACACGCAGCCGCTGTGGAAAGTTACATAGAAGAACATGTAGGTCAACTATCTGATAGATTTGGTTCTATGTATTTTCAGAGAACTTTAGAAGATTGGGCTGTATTTGACATAAATAATAGAACAAAACATGATGCAACTATAAGTTCAGGTTTAGCTATTATGGCTTGTAATAAGAATAAATATAAACCTGTTATGGAAAGAACAACGAAACATATACATTTAGGCATAAGTAGATACAATAACAATGGCGCACTTTCAAAAATAATTAAATAATGATTTTAACTAATAGTAACAGTATTTTTCCAGATCAAGTAGTTTCTGANGAAGTTAAACAAAGTTATGATTATGGTTTGCAAGTTGGTAAAGCTATAGAAGGAGATTGGTTTAGTGGNGTTAGAACTGGATTGGGAAATAGATATTCTACTCAATTTAANAATTTCAGAAATCTTAGACTTTATGCTAGAGCAGAACAACCGGTTCAAAAATATAAAGATGAATTATCTATAAATGGAGATTTATCTTATNTAAACNTAGATTGGAAACCTATACCAGTTATACCTAAATTTGTAGATATAGTAGTTAATGGTATGTCTGAGAAAATGTATGAGATAAAAGCTTATGCACAAGATCCAGATTCTTTAAAGCAAAGAACTGCATATGCTGAAAATATTCTAATAGATATAGAGACTAAACAATTTNGAGATACTGTACAACAAGCATTAGGAATAGACATAACTCAAGGAGGTCAAGGTCCAGAAATGCCTCAAACAAGGGAAGAACTACAAGTTCATATGCAGCTAGATTATAAACAATCTGTNGAAATAGCTGAAGAAGAATTAATTAATAATACATTAGCTTATAATAAGTATGAACTTATTAGACGNAGATTAAATTATGATTTAACTGTATTAGGTATAGGAGCAATTAAAACTTCATTTAACAAAGCTGAAGGTATTGTAGTTGATTATGTTGATCCTGCTAATATGGTTTATTCATATACTGAAGATCCTAATTTTGAAGATATATGGTATGTTGGAGAAGTTAAAAGAATTGGATTAGCAGATTTGAAAAAACAATTTCCAAATTTAACACCAGAGCAATTAGAAAGAATACAAAAATATCCGAATAATAGCTCGTATGTAATGGATTACAATGCTCGGAATGATGGTAATAGTATTTACGTTCTTTATTACGAGTATAAAACATATAGTGACCAAGTATTTAAAATTAAGCAAACTAATACTGGTCTGGAAAAAGCTTTAGAAAAACCAGATACTTTTAATCCACCTGAAAATGATAATTTTGATAGAGTATCTAGATCTATAGAAGTATTATATAGTGGAGCTAAAATATTAGGACATGACGATTTACTAGAATGGGAGATGTCTAAAAACATGACTCGACCTTTATCTAACTTAGTAAAAGTAAACATGAATTATAATATTTGTGCACCTAGAATGTATAAAGGAAGAATTGAATCGTTAGTATCTAGAATCACTGGTTTTGCAGATATGATTCAATTAACTCATTTGAAGTTGCAACAAGTACTATCTAGGTTAGTTCCAGATGGAGTATATTTAGATGCCGATGGATTAGCAGAAATAGACTTGGGAAGTGGAACGAGTTATAATCCACAAGAAGCTTTAAATATGTATTTCCAAACTGGTTCTATTATCGGTAGGTCAATGACTCAAGACGGTGGAATGAATCCAGGTAAAGTTCCTATACAAGAATTATCTACTTCCAGTGGACAAGGAAAAATTCAATCATTAATTCAAACTTATCAATATTACTTACAACTTATACGAGACGTAACCGGATTAAATGAAGCTAGAGATGGTAGTACACCAGCAAAAGACGCGTTAGTTGGATTACAAAAATTAGCTATTGCTAATTCCAATACTGCCACAAGGCATTTAGTTCAAGCTAGCATGTATTTAACATTGAAAGCATGTGAAAATATAGCTCTTAGAGTTAATGATTGTTTAGAATTTGATTTAACAAGAGAAGCTTTACGATCAAGTATAAGCAGTTATAANGTAGGNACATTAGAAGATATATATGATCTTCATTTATATGACTTTGGAGTGTTTTTAGAATTAAAACCAGATGAAGAAGAGAAAGCTAAANTAGAAGAAAATATTCAAGTTGCTTTACAATCAGGTCAAATTAATCTAGAAGANGCTATAGATATTAGAAATATAAACAATTTAAAGTTAGCTAATCAAGTTTTAAAAATTAGAAGAATTAGAAAACAACAAGCTGACCAACAAGCTAATCTAGCTAATATAGAAGCTCAAGCACAGGCTAACGCTCAAGCTACTGAAGCTGCTGCTGTAGCGGAAGTTCAGAAAAGACAAGCTATAGCAGATACTGAAGTTATGATTGAAAAAGCAAAAAGTGAATTTTCTATAAACAAACTAGAAAGAGAAGCAGCTATTAAAAGACAATTAATGGAAGTTGAGTTTAATTTCAATATGGAATTAACTAAAGCTAAAGCTGAAACAGAGACTGTTCGTGAAAAAGAAATAGAAGATAGAAAAGATAATAGAACCAAATTACAAGCTACTCAACAAAGTCAAATGATTGACCAACGTAAAAACGATTTATTACCAACTGATTTTGAATCTGCAGGTAATGACACATTAGGTGGGTTTGGATTAGAACAATTCGCCCCCTAATTATTTTTTTAAATTATATAATATCTTATCATGAAAGAAGAAGTAAAAGAAGCAAGTGATGGTACACTTGAGCAAGGAGATTTTAAAGTAAAGAAAAAACCTAAAAAACTCGCTAATAAAAAACCAACCAAAACAACTAAGTTGGATTTAAGTAAAAAAGAAGAACCTAAAAAAGAAGAAAAAGATGCCATTCCAGTCGGAGAAACAAAGAAAGTATCTGTGGTCGAATCATCCGGAGATAGCGGAAGAGTGGACGAACCAGTACGGGTCGACACCACTGAAAATGAAGTTGAAAAAGAGGAAGTGCAAAAACCTCAAATCGAGGAGATCACAGAAATAGAGGTTAAAGACACTAAACAACCTGTTCAAGAAACAGTTATAGAAAAAGTTGTAAAAGAAGAAAGAGTTCTTCCCGAAAACATAGACAAATTAGTTAGTTTTATGGAAGATACTGGTGGAACAGTGGAAGATTATGTAAGAATAAATGCTGACTACACTAACATAGATGAAAACGTATTATTAAGAGAATATTATAAAAATGTAAAACCTCATTTAAATTCTGAGGAAATAGATTTTATATTAGAAGATAGTTTTTCTTGGGATGAAGATCTAGATGAAGATCGACATATTAAAAAGAAAAAACTAGCTTATAAAGAAGAAATTGCGAAAGCTCGTAACTTTTTAGAGGACACAAAGAGTAAATACTATGATGAAATCAAGTTGAGGCCATCCCAAACTCAAGAACAAAAAAAAGCAACAGAGTTTTTCAATAGATATAACACGGAACAACAGCGGACTAATGAACTTCATAAGGAGTTTGTTAATAAAACTAATAAACTATTCAATGAATTCGAAGGTTTCGATTTCAATCTTGGAGAGAAAAAATTTAGATATAAAATTAACAACACTGAGGAGGTAGCACAATCGCAATCAAACATTAACAATTTCGTAGGAAAGTTTCTAAACGAAGATGGTAGTGTCAAAGATCATGCTAGTTATCATAAGGCAATATACGCTGCACGAAACGCTGATAGTATTGCTGAACATTTCTACGAGCAAGGCAAAGCCGATGCTATAAGAAATGTCAATGCTAAATCTAAAAATATCGATATAACGCCTGCAAAACAAGCGGATGGAGATATATTTATTGGAGGCATGAAAGTAAAAGCAATAAGCGGCGTTGATAGTTCTAAGTTAAAAATTAAAACTAGAAACAAAAAGTAAAATTAAAAAATCATGGGATTTGTAACAGGCGGGAGTTTTCCCGCATCGATCGTGCCAATGCCAAACAAAGTAACTGTTCAAGATAATTATATCAATTTTCAGGATGCTGCGTTTGATCAATGGACACAACAATATCTACCTGAGCTTTATGAGCAAGAGGTGGAGAGATATGGAAACAGAACTTTAGGTGGTTTCCTAAGAATGGTTGGCGCTGAAATGCCAATGACATCGGATCAAGTTATTTGGTCTGAACAAAATAGATTACACATTGCGTATGATAATTGTGCAGTAGNAGCAGGGGCTAACTCTACTATTACAGTTACTATCACTCCAGGTGCAAGTAATCCAGCTACCTCAGCATTAAGAGATGGTAATACTATCTTAATTTCTGATAACGGTACAGGTTTATCAACAGCGAAAGCGTTGATCACTGATAGAACATCTGGTGTATCAACTGATGGATACACAGTTGACGCTATTCTATATGAAACAACTGCTGCTGGTTTACCAGCTGCTATAACAGGTGGTACATGTAGCTTATTTGTATATGGTTCTGAATTTCCAAAAGGAAGTAACGGAATGGACGGAGCTATTGAACCAGGTGTAACTACATTTCAAAATTCTCCAATTATCATGAAAGATAATTATGAATTAAGTGGATCTGATGTTGC